AAGCGGCTGGCCCCGGGGACGCTGTTCGTCGATCTCCACGGCACGGGGAAGACGGTCCGAGAGTTCACGAAGAAGACGGGGATCGACCTGGCCTACGTCTTCGTGTGCGGCCAGCGGCGACTCGCGGTCCACGCCCCGGCCCTGGCCACGCTCCGCGGGATCGGCTCCGGGACGGCGGTCGAGGTGATGAACTACCACGACGAGGGCCGGGTGATCGACGTCGATCGCGAAGGCCGCCCGGTCCGGGCCCCGCTCGAGTACGACCCCGCGCCGGTCCGGGTCCACCGGACGGCCTCGATCGACGGGGCCCGGCTCTGCTGCCGCCCGCCGCGGGGCGTGACCGCGGAGCATGTGATCAGGGCCGCGGAGGCCGTCACCAAGGCCGTCCCCCGCGAGCTGCTCCGCCAGCATCAGGTGGACCACCGGGGGTGATCAGGCCGCGCCGGCCGCCCCCGGCGGCCGGTCGCGCCGATCGTAACGGTCATCAGTCGCCGGATTCGCCCCAGGCCGACATCCGGGGACGGGATTTGTAAAACGGCCAGCCTATGCCGATCGTGCCGGTGGTTCGGGCTCCGGCCGGAACACTCGCGGCAGTGACTGCCAGGCCTTCGGCCGGTGCGAATCGACGACGCGCGGGTCGAGGTATGACCGCCGCGTGATCCGGTCGGTCGAGTGGCCGAGGTAGCTCGTCGCGTCGAGGCCGGCGGCCGCCAGATGTGACGCGGTCGACCGCCGCAGCGCGTGAAACTGAACGTCCCGGCCTTCACCGAGGCCGGCCCGTTTCGTGATCGTCTTCCACCGTTTGCGGAGCGCGGTCCCCGACGCCACCCACCAGAACACCGTCGGTCCTTCGTGCCGGCTCACGGCGTCGACCAGGTCGGAGGCCTCCGGGGACAGTTCGTACACCCGCTCCGTCCGGCCACCCTTGCGGATCGCGGCCGGGACCATGAGGGATGGCCGATGCCAACAGTGGCGGGGCGTGTTCAGGATCGCCGAGATCCGTTCCCCGGTTTCCAGGCCGACCGCGATTAGGGCCGGGAAAAACACATTGGCCGGCACCGGGCCTACCCAGCCATAGGACAGCTTGGCGGACTCCGCCAAGCGGCCCAGCTCGTCGACGGTGAAGGCCCGGGGGACGCTCTGCGGGACCAGTTCCGGAGCCACGGTGGGCCGCAGCCGCACCAGCCCGCGGCCCTGGGCCAGGTTCCAGATCGCCAAGATCCCGGACCGCTCCCGGGCGACGGAGTTGGGGGCCTTGGTGGCCGACATGGCCGTGAGCCACTGGGAGACGACGAGGTCGTCGAGGTCGTCCAGGACCGCCGGCCGCCCCAGCCATTTCGAAAACTGGGTGATCGCGTGCCGCAACAGGCGGACGCTTTCCGGTGAGCGCCCGCGGAGCCGGAGCGGGACGTAGACCGTCTCGAGAAAATGAATCAGGGTCATTGCGTGGTCCTCCTACGGAGGGATAGGTCACGCATCCATGCGGGGATCCTTCTCCAAATGTGGGATTCGGGTCTTTCCGGTCGTGCCGATTGGCCGCCGCACGGCTGGTCGGGTCACGGTTTCCTCCTGTCCCCGCCATTGGCGAACCTTCGGATCCCGTCCGGGGATCCGAAGGTTCGCCCGATCCCGCCAGCAGGGAACGCTACGCGCGGCCGGAACCCCAGGGCAAGTCGCCCCGTATTGATTCAGGGAGGAGGGGCCCTACGATCCGGGCCATGCGAATGATCACTGACAAGGCTGGCCGCCACCTGTGCACGACCGCCGAGGCCGCCCGAGAGTACGGGTGTGGACCGTCCTACATTCGGACGCTGGCCTCGAAGGGGATCCTCTGGTCGAAGGTGGAATCCCCCCGGGTGGTGTTCTATGATCTCGACCAGGTGAAGAAGGTCGCCAAGGAGAATCGGGCGACCAGACGGAAACGCGGCGGCCGCCCACCGAGGGGTAGTCAAGCCGCCTGACCTGAGGCGGCCATGTTTGAGGCACTGAAGTACCTCGTCCGGATCTTGGCGTCCGTGATCCTGCTGGCACTGGCCGGAATCTTCGCGATCGCCGCGTCCTTCGACGCGAAGTCGACCGTCTCCATGTACGCGATCGGGGCGGTGTTTGGCCTGGCGGGCCTGTTCAGCTGGCCGCGGCGGCCCAACGCCTGGAGGAAGGATCCTCCGACCGAGCGCCAGCTGGCCTACGCTCGCGACCTGGGGATCTCGATCCCCAAGGGCATCTCGAAGGGCGAGCTGTCCGACCTGATCACGGCGTTCAAGTCGTGACCGCCTGACGGAAGGCTTGTTTTTCCCGGGCCAAACCGCGTTATTTTTTCTGCTCAACAGGCCTTGACCAAAAGGCGATAACTCCTCTAGAACCTCCGTCGCGTCATGGATGGCACGACGGTGATCGAGCTGTCCGGTACAGGGAGGTACGCGATGGACGCCACGGTGTGGATCGAGTTGCTGATCGTGGTCCTGCGGATCGTCTCCGCGGGGCTGGCTGGGTGAAGCCGCGGTTTTTTGCACGACGCCAACAGGCGATAAGGAGTATTGGCATGGATGCCAGCGAACGGATGCCAGGTGATGCGGAGGCCGCTGCGGCGGTGGCCGGGATGGCCGAGACCTACGGCCACGCGATCAGGGTGGGGGAGGAGCACTGGTTCCAGCCGTCGGTCGGCGCGATGCCGATCCCGGGCCGGGTGCTCGACGCGAACGCCGGCGGAATGATCGTGATCGCCGACCGGTCGGGGACGGAGCACATCATCCACCCCACCATGATCGCGGAGTTCTGAGCCATGGTTCAAGGACGACACCGCGCCATGTACCGCAAGGGACCGGAGCACCGCTGGGCGCAGCGGCGGGCCGAGATCGTTCAGAAGCTGATCGCCCCCGGCCGGGTCCTCGAGCGGTTGGTCTCCGAGATCCGGCCGGTCGGGGTGAACACCTACTTCATTCCGGCCGGGGCCGCGCTGCTGCTGCGGGCGAAGGCCACGCTCGACGAGTTCCGGCCGCTCGCGAACGACACGGAAGGGGAGGTGTTCGAGTGACCATCGTCCACGGTCTCGTGATCGCGGTCGCGGCCATGGCGGCCACCTTCGTGGTGGTGGCCCTGGCTGGGCTGGCCCTGGTCGCGATTCAGATTCAGGAGGAGCGGCACGGCACGGGATGCCGGGCCGCAGGAGGCCGGCGGAGCCGGCGGGGACATGGATGCAATCGACCGCGGGTGGCGGAGACCGCCCGCGGCACTTTTACCAAAGGAGAGTGAGATGGCCATGAAGGTGATCCGCGGCAAGATGCGAAAGCCGGTCCGCGTCGTGATCTACGGCGTCGAGGGGATCGGCAAGACGACACTGGCGAGCCTGTTTCCGAACCCGATCTTCCTCGATACGGAGGGCAGCACGAACCAGATGGACGTCGCTCGTTATCCGAACCCGGAAGACGAGGAAGACGGGCGGCTTCGCAAGTGGACCCACATCGAAGGGGCGCTGCTTGGCCTCGCTCGCGAAAGCGATGGATTCCAGACGGTGGTGGTTGACTCGGCCGACTGGGCCGAGCAGCTGGCTGCGAACCACATCCTTGGAAACAAAAGAAGCCTTGAGGACTTCGGCTTCGGCAAGGGCTACGTCATGCTCGCAGAGCAGATGGGAAAGATGCTTGGCCTGTGCGACGACCTTATCCGTCGCGGCCTGAACGTCGTCTTCGTCGCCCATTCGAAGGTCGTTCGGGTGAGCCCGCCAGACCAGACCGACGGCTTCGACCGCTACGAACTGCGGCTTCACAAGGCGGTGGCCCCAAAGTTGAAGGAATGGTCCGACGTCTTGCTCTTTGCCAAGTACCGCACCCACATCGTCGAAGGCGATGACGGGCGCATGAAGGCCAAGGGCGGCAAGGACCGCATCTTATGCACCCAGTGGGCCCCGGCGTTCGACGCGAAGAACCGGTTCGGCCTGCCGCCGGAGATTCCGATGACGATCGAGGCCCTGGCCCCGATCTTCTCGGCCGCGCCGGCCCCGGCCGCCAGCCGGACGGAGCCCAGCCTGTTCGAGCGGCTGGCCGAACGGATCGCCGCCTGCCAGCGGGTCGAGGCCCTGGGGAAGGCCGGGGACTACCTCGAGCAGATGGGCAGCGAGGGCCAGCTGACGGCCGACGAGGTCAAGCAGCTCGAGGCCCTGATCGAGCAGCGTCACGACCAGATCGAGCCGGAGGTGGCGAATGCCTGAATGGCACACCACCTGGACGCGGATGCGGGGCGACTGGCCGCTGTCCGGGATCACTCGCCGGCAGCTCGAGCAGCTGCTGATCGACGAGCGGATCGCGATGGGCGGCTGGGAAGTCAAACGGGTCCTGCAGGCCGCGGGCCTGTGGCCGCCGCCGAAGGCCTACGGCCACTTTTCGTATCAGCCGGAACACGTTGAGGCGGTCCGAGCGTATGCGGACCGCGAGGGTTTGGTCTTGCGAGTCAGGGAGGAGTCGGCCCATGCGGTTTGAACAGTTCGACCAGGACTACGAGGCGGCGGAGCAGCTGCTGCCGGACGGGGATCACGAGTGTGAGATCGTCAAGGTGAAGGAGTGGTTCGCCAAGGACCAGAGCCGGACGGCGCTGATCGTCACGCTCCAGCCGGTCGAGGGCGACTACTCGCCGATCGAGAAGTGGCTGGACCCGTCACAGAAGCGGG